CTCCGAATCTGGCGCCCACAAGGCGAAGCAGCCATATGGCTCCAACCTTGCGAGGCGTACAAGGTTGACCGGAAGAAGATCAGCCTCTCGACGATCGACCAGCAGTTCGGACTCTCTGACCAGATGCTCACTAGCAGCGTCCGTGACGAGGCACAGACTCAACGCAATATCGCATTGGCAGCAGAACTCGCCATGCGGTACAACTACCGAATCTCAGTTCAGGTGCATAAGTTACTCCGTCTACCATGAAAAAACCACACAACCGGGGAAAACCAATGTCTAGCAGCAAAGCGAAGTCGTCCTCGAAGAGGTCATTCCAGGACGCTTCAAACCTGATGGCCAGCGTTTTGGAGACCGCTGGTCTTGATCTTACCGACGAGAACTTCGACGGTACTCCAGAGCGCTTCGTCAAGTACCTACGCGAGTACACACAGCCGTTCAATCCCGAGCGGATCCTGAAGATCGACTTCACGCATGTCGGAGTAGACGCAGGATACAAAGGGATGCTGGCGCAGCACAACATCCCGCTTCGGAGCATATGCCCGCATCATCTCCTGCCCGTTACGGGGCGTGTTCACATCGGCTACATTCCAGACGAGCGGCTGGTAGGGCTCTCGAAGCTGACCCGACTCGTCCATGCAGTCGGTCACGAGCTCCCTCGCATGCAGGAGACGATCACCGACCTCCTAGCTGACCTCCTCATGAAGCACCTCAAGGCGAGGGGTGTCATCGTAGTCGTCGCTGCGGATCACGGTTGCATGACAGGCCGTGGCGTGGGCGTTCACAACGTGCCTACGTCAACTTCGACAGTGAGGGGGTTGTTCCGTGACGTGTCGCAGACGCGGGACGAGTTCTTCGCGCTGTGCAAGATCGCCAACGACAAGAACTGACCTACCCTCAAGTGACAGTTGAAACCATCGCGTGGACTGCGTTATAATTAGGTAATCATCGGAGAACTCTAATGGCTCGTTTCGCGCCGGTCGTGCCAGCGGGCATGGCTGTAGAATTGCAGGTTGGTGTTGATATGTTCGGTTCCTATCATCTCCCGTTAGCACATGACGTGCTGGCGAACAGGGATGAGTACCGGAACCTCTTCAACCGAGTCAGAGCTTGGTACCCAGACGCGTTCATCATCCTGGACAACTCAGTGGTGGAGCTTGGAGGGGCAGTCAAGATCGACGATCTCCTCTCGGCCGCCAGCGTCGTCATGGCGTCATGTGTCGCGATCCCTGATGTGATCGGAAAAGGGAAGGCGACAAGGGAGCTTTGTGACGAGTTCTTCCACGACCTCACGCATCAGGCTCGAGCCAGTATCCCGGACTTCATGGGAGTCGTGCAAGGCGAGAACATGGAGGAGTGCCTGAAGACGGCACGCCTCTACGTCAAGTACGGTGTGAAGTACATCTCCGTGCCGCGAGTAGTCACGAAGCAACAGGGCTCGAGGATGCCGCTCCTCCAGGAGCTCATCCGTCAGAGGCTCGTCTTCAACGGGATCCACCTCATGGGCTTCAGCGACAACGTGCTTGATGACGTTGCGTGCTGTAAGCTCCCTTGCGTCATGGGGATCGACTCGGCGGTACCTATCAGAGCTGGGCTTACACATGTGAGCATGGAGGGTGCTCTGATCGGATGGGAGAGCTGGTCCAAAGCTCTGGGTCCTCGCGGGGACTTCTGGAACACCCCGATCGACGAGAGGTGGGTTCTGGCTATGCCGCAGATATGCGAGAACCTCACCACCTTCCGGAGGTGGATAGCCTGAACTCCTATCAGTACCTGATTCCGCCTCCTGAGAAGAGGTTCCCTCCTGAGCCTTGCGAAGGCTGCCCTCAGTCTGCTTCTGCCCGTAGAGCTGGAGGCCGGGGCACGATTGATTCGCCTCTAGTCATGATCCTGGAGGCGCCTGGAGGAGAGGAGATCAAGACCGGAGTACCGATCTGCGGAGCTTCAGGGGTCCTCATCGACAAATCCGTCCCGGAGGACTTCGACTTCGACGACGCGTACATCATCAATGCGATGCAGTGTCGTCCGCCGAGTTACAACGGGGACACGATCCGACAGAAAGAGTACAAGATCAAGGCGTGCAAGGCTTGTGCCAGCCGTGTAGCCAAACAGGTTTGGGCACATCCACGCAAGTGCATTTTGGCCATGGGGGCATGGAGCAATGCGGTTATTACCGGCGATTACTCGTTCAAGATTACCGCTCGTAGAGGCGTGCCGTATCCTATCGCGAACCCTGAAACTGGAGAACAGGTGGTTATCATGCCAGCTGTTCACCCAGCGTTTCTGCTACGCGGGTCAGGCAATCCGAAGGAGTTCCAGAAGGACGTTGCGATCGCTGTGGCTCTGGCGTTCGACCAGGAGATTACTGTCCGAAACTTCATGTGGGCGGATCCAGAGTACAAGACTCTGGCGACCTTGGCCGACTTCAAGACATACGTCAAGGGCTTGGAGTGGAGAGCCACTGGATGGCCGTGGGGGCCTCTTGAAGTCGCGGCTGACATTGAGACCACTGGTCTCAAGCCGAAGATTGACACTATCCGCTCCATCGGTTTCTACCGTCATGATGCGGGAGCAGGTGACTGCTCAGGGATTATTCCGAAAGAGGCGCTGACTGACAAGGTCTATTACGCCGCCATTCGGGCCTTCCTCCTAGATCCCCGGTTCTCGTTCATTTGGCAGAACGGGAAGTTTGACAAATCGTTCCTCCAGGAAGTGGGGCTTCTGCAACCTGAAGAGTGTGTCATTGGCGAAGACACGCTCTTGGAGTCCTACTCCCTCTCCGAGGCGACGCGTGATCACGACCTTGACGAACAAGCGAAGAACCGTCTAGGTATCCCGGCTCACAAGGCAGAGGCGATCAAGCGGTACAAGAACGCTGACGACTACTACCGCAACGCTCCGGACGCGGAACTCTTCGACTACCAGTCTAAGGACCTGAAGAAGACGTTCTTCCTCCATGAGTACCTGCGCCCGCAGATCGACGTTGACTCCCACCTCACACGTCTCTATCACTGGACTCTCCTGCCGGCCAGTAATCTCCTGACGGAGATCGAGATGTATGGCATTCACGTCGACTGGGATTATGTGCGAATCAATCGCAAGGGCGCTCAACCGGAAGACCGCGAAAGAGGGCTCGTGCCTGTCTTGTTCCATCACGTAACAGGCGAAGAGCTCCCGGAAATAGGGATCGAAGACCTGAAGCTCCAGTGCGAGCAGCAGATCCACACCCTCGCTGGGTGGGGGTGTAATCCGAACTCACCTGACGAGGTGAAGACACTCCTCTACGAACAGTACGGGCTCAGGATCAAAGGGAAGAAGCCAGATGACACTCGCAAGGAGACCTTGGCGAAGCTGCCGAACCATCCTGCAGTGGAACTCATCCGCAAGTATCGGTCGCTGACGAAGATCCTCGGTACATACATTGTCGCCATCGAGCGTGAGGCGATCAACGACCGCGTTCACACGAACTTCAAGCTCCATGCGTCCACTACTGGGCGCCTCTCCTCATCCGAACCGAACATCCAGAACATACCCCGAGATCCTCGGTGGAAGCGGATGTATCGCGCTCGTCCCGGATATGTCTTCGTCGAGGGGGACTACAACTCGGCGGAGCTCCGCATGCTCGCAGCCTTGAGTGGCGACGAGTTCCTCATGGGGGTGTTCCTCGACGATAGGCGGAACCTGCACGACGAGGTATCCGTCGCTATGTACGGGCCTCACTTTGACGCTGACCAGCGGATCCGCGCTAAGGCGATCAACTTCGGTATACCGTACGGTCGAGAAGCGTACTCGGTCTCTGTCGAGTTCGACATGCCGCTCAAGGAAGCGCAGAGGCTCATTGACGCGTGGTTCGCTCGCGCACCTGGAGCGGCGAAGTTCCTTAAGGTGCAGGCACAAGCAGCGTCTACAGGTAAGACACTCGTGACGGTCTTCGGACGGAAGCGTCGTCCTGGAGTTGTGTCGTACGAGCGTGTTCACTCGCTCCAGAACGAGTTCCGGAACTTCCACATGCAGAGTCCCATCACGGACTTCACGCTGCACGCCGGTATGAGGATGTTGCCCCGCCTGAAGAAGGAGGGCGCACACATCGTGAACCTGGTTCATGACTCCTCCGTGACTGAGTGTCCGGGGGACTCGAAGGACAGAATCCAGCAAGTAGCCGGAATCGTCAAAGAGACGATGGAGGCGATACCTAAGGAGTGGATCGTTACCCCGATCCAGTTCAAGGTAGACATCAAGCTAGGGACCCATTGGGGTCTATGCATCAAACCTGAGAAGTTCCTTAACACCTTCCGGCCAATGAAACTGGCCGCTTAACACCTGGAGAAGAATAATGCACGGAGAAGGTTTGAACGAACTGACGAAGCAGTATCAGCTGGTCTCCCAGTGCTGGGAAGATCACCGTCTCGCTGTCAGGCGTCGCATGACTGTCGAACGGGCCTTGGGCGTTCTACGGCTAGTGCAGGAGAAGGCGTCCAAGTACAAGAACGGTCGGCGCCTTGCGAGGATGGCTTACAACCTCTCGGAGGCGATCGTCAAGCGTCAGGAGGATCCTGTCGAGGTGGCGAGGGTACCACTCCGGCTGGTGACAGCGACCATCAAGTGACCCTTGTGACCATCTAGGGGACCGCTATATAATGGGAATCATAGCATCGAGCCAGCAATGGCGGGTGGTCAAGTGAGCCGCACCCAGTTCTCGGCGCTCCTAGCAGCCGAAACACCTCTCATCTCCGAGCTGACGGGAGAGGTGAATTGGCGCGTCTATGAGTCCCACCTGCCTCTCTTCGGGTCTCTGAAGAAGGACGGGATCCGTGGAACACAGCGCGACGGCGTGATTGTCTCCCGATCCGGGAAGAAGATCCCTTCAGCGTTCGCCCAGAGCCTCTGCCGACCTGAGTTCGAGGGACTCGACGGAGAACTCCTCGCGGCTACGATCCCGCCTGGCGAAACCGTCTATCATGCCAGCTTCTCAGCGGTCATGACGCACGGCGCCACGACTCCTCTGGTCTGGCATGTCTTCGACAAGGTGACTGACCCAAACGAAGACTACCAGAGCAGGCTCGACAGTCTCTACCGCATATTCATCGACGGCCACATCGGCGATCTACCAATCGTCCGTCTGGAGCAGCGTCTCCTCGTCACGGTGGCAGAGATTCAGGCGATGGAGCGTGAAGCGCTCGATGGTGGCGACGAGGGGCTGATCGTCCGTCGGGCTGATGCTCCTTACAAGTTCGGACGTTCGACTGAACTCCAGGGCTATCTCCTCAAGCTCGCACGGACACAGACTTCGGAGGCGGTGATCGTCGGTTTCGAGGAGCGGATGCACAATGAGAACGAGGCGTTCAAGAACGAGGTCGGATACCAGAAAAGGTCGAGCGATAAGGCTGGTTTGCGTCCAGCCGGAATGCTCGGCGCGTTCATTTGTCGCGATGACCGGTTTACCGATCAGTTCAAGATCGGCATCGGCGACGGATGGGATCACGCGTTTCTTACGGAGGTATGGCGGAATCAGGAGAAGTACCTGACGAAGAACTCCGGGAACCTGCTCAAGTACACCTACAAGCACTACGGCACCAAAGACAAGCCACGTCAACCGAAGGGTATCGGGTGGCGCAACAAGGACGATCTGTCATGACTGAGCTTCTCGTCCTCTTGCTTGGCTCTGCACTTGGTATAGCTGTCTCGGTGGTATTTGTACTCGCCTCGTACCAGACGGGGCGCGTCGAACGGTTTTGGGCGGAGGTGAACTCCTGCGACGGTGATGAGACGTCGCTCCACATCCCGGAGTCAGGGTTCGTCTACGTCGTCCGAGGGCCGCAGATGTACCGCGTCGATCTCAGACGCCTCCTTCCTGCACCCGATACCCAGCTCGAGTCAACAATGCGTCCTGACTTCTCCGGACTCCGCAAAGATGGCTAAAACCCGACAACGTGAGCGTCGTAGCGTCGCGAAGAGCAGCTGCAAGGAGATCGCCCGGATCTTGAAGCCGACCATGGATGGTAGGGGCCCCTACGACGAGTATTGTATACTGTGTCTTGACGTCCTG